CGCCGCATATCGTACATTATTAGCGCAACGATATGATGGCAGAGACTTGTCCGTTAGTCCGTGGGAAACACAAACAGCATTTGAAGTTGGGTATCATTACCGCCCAACTATAGAAGATGCTGTGCGTGGGCTGGAATTATTACCTACCGTGGACCAAACACCTAAATATAAAGAGTATCCAGACCTACGTGATATTATTATCAGATAAGTTGACACGACCTAAATACTAATGCTATACTAACTTAACTATCCCAAACCACTGGGTAAACATCGGAGACATTATGTCAGAAATAAAATATCAAGTAAGTCAATCAATTCGTAACAATCTAAAAAAAGACAATAAACGCTTTTGGGCAGGTGATAACATCTCAGAATACATTACTTCAGAAGATCAAGCAGAGTTAATCAACGAAGCTACAGCAGCATTTGAGGGTGTACTAGCCGCACTGTTAATTGATCGTGAGAATGATCCCAACTCAAAAGGCACAGCACGTAGACTGGCTAAAATGTACTTCACTGAGATTATGGCAGGTAGATACGAGCCGGCACCGGATGCAACTGCTTTTCCAAATGATAGCGCAGATAGATACGAAGGTATGCTTGTGGTGCGTAGTGAGCTACGCAGTATGTGTAGTCACCACCATCAGCCTGTGGCAGGTGTTGCTTACATTGGTATTATTGCAGCCAACAAACTTATTGGACTTAGCAAATATACTAGGATTGCTCAGTGGTGTGCTCGTCGTGGTACTCTACAAGAAGAACTTGCTAATGATATCGCGAGAGAAATTACTCGCGCGGCTGACAGCAACAATGTAGCTGTGTATATCGAATGTGAGCACGGATGCTGCACCAATCGAGGTATAATGGCGCACAGTTCATTGACTCAGACTACAGTGCTAAAAGGGTCGTTTAAAGATGATCCTTCTACAAAGAAAGAGTTCTTTGACAACATCTTATTACAATCAAGAAACGGAAACTAAATCAAATCCGTTTTCTCTCCAAGATTTTGCTCCTAGATAAGGAAGAAGTATATGAAATGGCTAGATAGATTAATACTCCGTGCATATCAACGTGCTCACTACGACGACTGTCACGTGCCAGAAGATGTGCCGCAGCCTCGCACAGGATGGGGCAGGAAAGGGAATAGCACACTTGGCAGTGGCGGATCAAACGGTCCCAGTGTACAGGCAAACTATGATGATGCTGGTGTTATCAGTTTCAAGGTTTATGGTGCCAACGGTGGTATGATCGTAGAAACCAGTCGGTATAATGCTAAGAGGGACGACTCTTATTGCATTAGTCGTTATGTTATAGACGAAAGCAAAGACTTTGCTGAAAGTTTGTCGCATATCGTCACCATGGAGTACTTGCGGTGATCGCTCTACCGCCCGGGGTTACTGTCAACAAACAGGTCAGGATTATTATATGGGCAGTTACTCCCGAAATGACCGAATGGTGGGCAGACATTGGTGGTGCTGTTACCGTAGAAGATTGGCGTGATGGCATAGGTAGACTACAACAAACCACAGTGCTACAATACGGAAAAGCCAAACCCAGTTACAAAATGCAGACCGGCACTGGAGAAGTGATATTAAACTTCAATCAAGAAGATGCCAGTACTGCCTTGATGTTTATTTTAAAATTCAGCAGTGATATTAACACACACAATCTAAGAGAGTATACAGACTATGTTAATTGATAAAAAGTATTACGACTATATCCACGTACAAGAATGGGTTAACAAGATCTCATTCCAAATGTTCAAAGATAATTGGCGACCAGATTATATAGTAGGTCTTACCCGCGGCGGACTGGTTCCTGCGGTTATGATGAGTCATACATTAGATATTCCAATGCACACACTCAAAGTAGCCCTTCGCGACAACGTAGACACAGAAAGCAACTGCTGGATGGCAGAGGATGCGTTTGGTTATGCGGATAACGGTCTTAAAGAAGACCCTCGATGGAGCAAAGACAGACAAAAGAACATTCTTATTATTGATGATATCAACGACACTGGTGCTACACTAGATTGGATTATACAAGATTGGCAGGCTAGTTGTATACCTAATAGCCCTCATTGGGCAGATGTTTGGGGTCACAATGTTCGATTCGCTGTGTGCATTGACAACTTAAGCAGTAAATTTAGTCGTGCAGTTGACTATTGTGGAACAGAGATCAACAAAGCTGAAAAGGATGTTTGGATTGTGTTTCCTTGGGAAAAATAAATGAAACAAAAAAACATATATCTATGGAATAAAAGTATATTCTCAGGAATTGTATTACCTACATTGTGGTTTAGTAGCAAGGCATATTTCGAAGAAAACAGTACCACCGCAGATGAGTGGAGCTGGCACGATCCATTCTTGCACACTCACTCAATTGATCATATATTAAATTTGTGTGAAAAAAATCCTCCTCATTTTTTTGGCTTTAGTCTATATATATGGAATCATATAGAAGCTGATAATATTGCACAAGAAATAAAAAGAAGATATCCCGATTGTTTGATTGTTTACGGCGGTCCGCAGATTGACATTAAATATTCTTCGTCTTTTTTTGTTGATCATCCCTGGGTTGATCTCGTTGTGCCAAGCGATGTATACGGCGAGCCTATACTACACTATATTTTAGATAATTTTAACACACTAAAACACCAAGACATACCTGAAGTATATTTCCATCGGAGTGGTATAAAATTTAAAAGTCAACACGATTTTGTTAAACGCCAGTTTGTTTGGCCAAAGGATATGTTTATTAATAACCAAGAATACCTCAAGTTTGACACCACAAACAGCTTGGCAATATACGAAACCACTAGAGGATGCCCGTATCGGTGTACCTATTGTGATTGGGGCGGCGGAACTTTTACTAAAGTAACTAAAAAGCCATTATCTACTGTTTTTTCTGAAATTGAGGAACTGTGTAAAAATAAATTGGAAAACATTTTTGTTGCCGATGCTAATTTTGGTATATTTAAAGAAGATGTTGAAATTGCCCAACATCTAGTAAATATGAAGGAAAAATATGGCTATCCAAACAATGTTTTCGTCGAGAATGCCAAAAACAATTTATCTCGCGTTATAGAAATTCAAAGAATATTAATGGCAGGAAAGTTAGTATTCATGTATAAAATTGCTGTGCAAAATACAAATGCCGAAATTAAAGAGAATATTGAACGAATTGATATTCCGTTCGACGACTACCTTAAAGAAACATTAAAACTCAAAGAAGAATTTAATGCACCGGTTATGGTGGAATCTATCCTCGGCTTGCCGGGGGATAGCTATATCAGAACCCTAGAAAGCATCGATTTATATTATCGCAGCACAATTGATATGTTCAGATCGTCTATTTGGAATTTATTACCAGAAGCGCCGGCATACGATCCAGCATATCGAAAAAAGTTTAAAATACAAACCAAGTGGTTTGAAATTTATTCACACCCGTTTAGAAATAAAAGTTTTAACAAAGAAGACAATATGGCATTCTCAATTTCTAATTCAGATACAATGTATGTAGAAAATGTTATTAGTACGTATTCATATTCTAAACACGAATGGTGCGATATGCTTGCTGTAAGTATGATTGCTAGTAGCATTAACACTATTGGTTTACATTTTTTGATAAAATTCCTCGACCAACAATATCAAATTAAACCTAGTAAATTTTATCATGTCTTATATAAAGAAATCATATGTAAAAGCATATTTAGTAGCCAGATATTAAACGAAAAGTTAGGCATGTTGCCCGATTCTCTAATATCTCTTGTAGATGATCCAACTGTGCGTAGATTAGAATTTGACATTGGCGAGGATTTTCCGTTTCTGTTAGCTCCGCATGTATATTTTACATTTGCGGTTATGCTCTATCCCGAAGATTTTTTTAAGACCGTTGCTGACTATTTTGCTGATGTGTTGCACGATAAAAAAATACGCGAATTGGGTAAGTTTCTTTCTAATATAATGATCGACCTAACCTATGACCCGTTGGTCGGTCGTAGATTCAAGACAGAATACAATTGGTATAGTCACTTATTTAAGGACGCTCCGTTGACTAACGGGAAATATGAATATATAATTAGTGATAAGCTATTAAAATTTGTTAAGATTACAGACTTTGAATATTCGGATTACCCAGCGGCTATTGACCTCGCATACAAAACTAAACAATTTTTTTATCACAGGGCAGCCAACGTAGCAAGGCAAAAATATGCACATCACATTATTGAAGAAGGTTGACATTATGCAAGAAAGACAGTATAATAGTAGTATGATTGCAAATAAAACACAAGAAGCATTAATTATCTTACAAGAAGAGTGTGCTGAAGTTATCCAGGCGGCTAGTAAGATATATCGTTTTGGATTAGATAACGCACACAAGTCAGGTAGCACACAGCGAGCCAATTTAGAAATGGAAATTGGCGATATGCTTGCACTTGTAGATATTTTAGTTGAGCAAGGTGTTATTGACCTAAATAACATTACAGCAGCTAATGCAAACAAGAAAGAAAAACTTAAGGTATGGTCAAAACTATATGAGTAAACTTAAAGTCAGTGAAATATTTTATTCAGCACAAGGTGAAGGTAGATTTGTAGGAGTACCTAGCGTATTCCTACGTACATTTGGCTGCAATTTCACTTGCAGTGGATTTGGTATGCCTAGAAAGCAGGCTAGTGCAGAAGCAGATGAAGTTGCCAAAACTGTACAAATATACAGCAAATATGAGGACTTACCACTGGTCAATACAGGATGCGACAGTTATGCATCGTGGCATCCGAAGTTTAAACATCTAAGTCCCACGCTAGAAACAGCAGAAGTGATAGACAAAATGTTGGCACTAACACCCAATAATCGATGGGTACAGGATAACGGCAACGATGTGCATCTAGTAGTAACAGGAGGAGAGCCCTTATTGGGTTGGCAACGTGCTTATCCTGAAATGTTAGAAGCTATTGAGATGCGTGATCTAAAGAATTTAACATTTGAAACCAACGGCACCCAAGAATTGCAACCAGAGTTTAAAGAATACTTGCGTGAGTGGGCGGGTATTCCTAGTATAACTGGCAGAGAAGTTACATTTAGTGTGAGTGCTAAACTAAGCCCTAGCGGTGAAAAGTGGGCTGATGCTATTAAACCTGAGATTGTAGTGGACTATCAATCTGTTGGCAAGACCTATTTGAAGTTTGTTGTTGAAACACCTGCAGACTTTGATGAAGTTGAGGTGGCTGTAGCAGAGTATAGAGCAGAAGGATTTGAAGGTGTTGTGTACGTTATGCCTGTAGGTGGGGTTGTAAGTGTATATGATAATAATAAATTCAATATTGCAGACGAAGCAATGAAGCGTGGTTACTATTATAGTCCTCGCCTTCAAGTAGACATTTGGGGCAATTCTTGGGGAAAATAATATGGCAATTAAGGGATTTATAGATAAGTTAACAGGCAAAACTAAACGCGAAGAAGAGGCTAGACTAGCGGCTGTAGCAGAAGAAGAGGTTCGAGCAAAAAAAGAAGCACAAGCGGCTAACCGTAAACAAGCCAAAGCTACTAAAAAAGCTGAAGAGGCTGCTAAACTAGCAGATAATCCAAAGGCACATGCAACTGCCACCGGACAACCTTGGGTTAATGTACTGGGAATCGAAGTAGATACCGAGAACCCAAGGGCAGGTGCGTTTGAACTAGATTGGAATGATGTCTTTGTTGCTCGGTTAATTAAAGCAGGTTATCAAGGTAAAACAGATCAAGATATTGTTGACAACTGGTTCCAAGATGTTTGTCGTCACGTAGTAATGGAAAGCTACGAACAAGAGCAAGCAGATCCTGAAAAACGTGTCGCAACTAATAAACGTGATCTAGGCAACGGTAGAACAGAAGTTAGTTGACATTTAGTAAAAAAGAAAGTATAATAAATCATGCGTTATTTAATCGTAGATGCAGCAAACACATTCTTCAGAGCCCGACATTCAGCCCATCGTCAAAGTGACACCTGGGACAAATTGGGCTTTGCTATTCATGTTACCTTGGCCAGTATTAACAAAGCCTGGCGTGATCAACGAGCAGATCACGTGGTTATATGTTTAGAAGGCCGTAGCTGGCGTAAAGACGTTTACACTCCTTACAAAGCCAACAGAGCAGTAGCACGTGCAGCCAAGACCGAAGCAGAGCAAGAAGAAGAACAACTGTTTTGGGACGCTTTTGACAGTATGAAGACCTTCTTAAGTGAACGCACAAACTGCACAACCTTACAACATGCCAACTTAGAAGCAGATGATCTTATCGCAGGATGGATACAAACTCATCCAAATGATCATCATACTATTGTATCTAGTGACACAGACTTCTATCAACTGCTAAGTGCTAACGTCGTGCAATACAACGGCATTGCAGACGAACTGCACACACTAGAAGGCATATTTGATAAAAAGGGCAAGTTAGTAATTGATAAAAAAACAAAGGAACCCAAGAAGATTCCTAATCCAAAGTTTATTCTTTTTGAAAAATGCATGCGTGGTGACCCTACTGACAATATTTTTAGTGCTTACCCAGGTGTTCGCACTAAGGGAACAAAAAATAAGGTTGGGCTTGAAGAAGCATTTGCTGACAAAGATAAACAAGGTTATGCGTGGAACAACCTAATGTTACAACGTTGGGTAGACCACAACGGGACCGAGCATAAAGTGTTAGATGACTATTATCGCAATGTTAAATTAGTTGATTTGACTGCACAGCCTACTGAATATAAGAAAATGATAGAACAGACTATTAAAGAAAATGCAGTAGCCCAAAGCCGTCCAATGGTAGGTGCGCAGTTCTTAAAATTTTGTGGTAAGTATGACCTAGTTAAACTTAGCGATAATGCTAGTAATATGGCAGAATGGATGGGAGCCGGTTACCCTGCATCGGCAGTTACTTTATATCATTCAATTAATAGTTGACATTTC